GTCGCAAAGATACTCGTTGCCGACCTGAGACCCGTTGACCATCTTGCGGAACTTGGCCCGACGATCTGCTAACTGAACAGGTATGCGAACCGTGGCCGAGAACCTGCCGCCCTTCGACTTCACCATGTCGGTATAGGCGATATCCACGGTCGAGTTGAAAATTCCGCTCACGATTGCCTTCGTGAAGGCTACCTGAAGCATGGCATCGACTCCGTACACCGTACCGCTCAACGGGACGTCACACGTCACGCCGTCGCTATTGCGCTGGTGGACGCGATACCGGTTCATGTCCAGCCGGATCGCATTCTGATCGACCGTCGTTGGAAGCAGTGCGGTCGGTGCTGCGAAGGTGCCGTGAGCCGTCGCGACCTGCCCCTGGATGAGGTCAACGAAGGTCTGACCGTCCGTTGGCGTGTTAGGAAAGCTGAACAGTAGGTCTCCGTTGGCTGCGGAAAAAGGGATAATGACCCGCGGATCGACGCCGCTGTCAAAGGCTTCCATCTGGTAGGGCGTGAGCGACCCCGCAAAGCGAAAAAAACGCTGGTAGCCGATCGTTGAGAAACCTGCCCGCGTAGCCTTGTTAAAACAGCCAAGCACCGCCTGCTTGGCGGAGATTGCACCGAAGGACGTCGATAGCTCATTGAGTTGAATTGCGCAGGCGTTGTTATCCACCTGCCACATCGAGATAGTGTTGCCTTTTTTCTGCACGAATATAGAGCGGCGCTGACTTGCCTCGTAAAGGTTCGAGGTTGCAAAGTAGGTCTGACCGCTGAACCCGCACTGCTGCGCCGAAGCGAACAGGTATCGCAGCGGGGCCAACGGGTTGCCGGCGTCGTCGATCCCGCACGCAGCGAACGCATAGTTGCGCATCGGGTTATTAAGGCCGCCCGGCCAACCGATGTGCAAATTACCATTGCTAGTCAGGATGCTGTCGGACTGTGCGCCGAGGCTCAAAACCGGGTAGTCAACGTTAATCGCGCCCGGAACGGCGACCGCAAAGGCAATACACCAGTCACGATCTCCCGGAAGAGAGATGTTACCGAGATCAACCCAGGCATTCGCCGACCCCTTCAAAGCCTTGTCCGCGAGCGTCGCCGACGGCAGGAATACCGGGAAGGCCTGCGCTCCTGGGAGGACAGTCAGCAATCGTTCGGTCGACGGCTGCACAGCTAAAGCACCACGCCGTACAGGAAGACTTCGCGCGCGACCGCGTTGAAGGTCGGGGCGCCGGCGGTGATCAGCTCGCCGAACAGGCTGGTGCCGGACAGCTTGACGTCCTGCTTGTCGGTGAGCTGGGTCTTGATGTAGCAGGCCGAGCCGAGATCGACCGGCGTGCCGAGCAACAGCGTGTCGCGGTAGGAGGCCAGATCGCCCGTCGCCAGCGTCCAGGCGGCGTTGTCGGCCTGGGCGCTGGGCGGCGTCACGCTGTAGAGCGCCAGCGAATAGCTGGTCTCGCTGGCCTGCAGCGCCGTCTGGTTGATCTTCAGCACCGATGACAGGATGCGGATCAGCGAGCCTGCCGGCACCGGCGAGCCGTCGGCGAAAGTGAAGGCAAATTCCTGCGCGACGGAGACAATGTCGCCGGCGCTGTAGGCCGCGGCGGCCGGCATGAACTGGGCACTGGCGCTAACGCCGGCGCCGGCGACCTTGCCGCTGAACGGCAGCGGGTTGGTTGCGTCGACTGGCGTCGCCGGATCCTTGAATAGGGCGAAGCGCTGTAACGGCGCCTTGCCACCCCACCACCATTCGGCCATTGCGGTCTCCGTTCAGAACGTGAAGTGGATCGGCCGCGTCGAGCCGATGCCGGAGCCGTCGGCCGACGCGATCTGCGATTTCAGCGACGCGATGTAGGCATCGAGCCGGGCGATGTCGGTCTGCGCGAAGGTGACGTCGGCCTGCCCGTTGTAGCTGACGCGCTGGCGCAGCGAGCCGGTGAGCAGCTTGTGCCGCGCCGTCTCGGCTTCGGTCAGCCAGGTGCGGAGTTGCGAGAGGTCTGCCATGTCGTTCCCTCCTACAGATACGGATCGGAGGCGACGACCGTGCGCGGCGGCGGCGCGAACGCCGATTTGGCGTCGGACTTCGCGTCGGACCTGGCGGCCGGTGCCGGCTGCACCGGCATCGGCGCGGCTGCCATGGCCGCCGCGATCGGCAGCGGTCCGCCCATCAGGTCCTCGAGATCGCCCTGCACCGGCGCCAGTGGCGCCTCGCGCAGTTCTTCGAGCTGCAGCCAGGTCGCATCCGGCATGCCGCGGATGCCGAAATTGTTCGCCGCGGTCTCGGCCTGGTTGATGGTGTCGAGCGCTTCATTGGCCTGCGTCTCGTCCTTGATCCACCGGAAGGTCTCGAAGCCGGTGCGCTTTTTCTTTTTCGAGTCCACCACCCGGCGCTCCGCCGTGAGCTGGCGGAAGTATTCGTCGTCGAGGCCGCGCGGGAACGAGACGTAGCCCTTCGCCAGCGGATCCTCCTTCGCGAGATCGCGATACAGCGCCATCTTCAGCACCGACGCTCCGAAGTTGAAGAACCGGCTGGCATACTTCAGCAGCTTGCCGGTTCGGCTGTTGCGTTCCTTGCGGACGCGGGCAATGCGCGGCGCGCTGTCGTGGCCGATGCCGCGCACCATGATGACCTTCGAGCGCGGGTGGCGCTTGGCCCAGTCCCATACGTCTTCGGTCCAGGCGTTGCCATCGATCCCGACGCGGTCGAGGCCGACGCGGCGCCCGAACGTGTTCGGCCAGCTCTGAATCATCAGCGCATCGAGCCGGGCCCGGCAGGTATCGTCGCTGATGTGCAGCGGGATCACGCCGTAATCGACGACGAAGCGGCGGAAGTCCCTGCCCCATCCAACCAGCTGCCACTCCACCCGGTCGATCTGGCAGTCGATACCCATGGTCAGCACCAGCGCGCCGACCGGAATCGTACCGCGCGGATAATGCGACTGGGCTGCGCGGTCGCGCAGCGCTTCCCACGGCGGCGCCTCGCCCCTGGTCTGGAATGCCCGACCCGCGGTGTCGTTCAAGAAGGTCTGTTCGGCGGCGCTGTCGCCGCGGACGCGCAGCCATTCCAGCGCGATCCGCGCCCACGACTGCAAATAGCTGTAGGCGCTCCAGATCCAGAACGAGCGGTGAAACCGCTTCACCTTCGGATTGTGCGCCCGCCACCCCAGCCCGGCCAGCATCTGCGCGCGGTGATGTTCCTCAATCACGCAACCGTTTGCGATGCAGGTGAAGTGCGCCTCTTCCGGCTTCTCCGGATCGAGGCCGGCCAGCATGTTTTCCCATTCCAGCACCTGCATATGCCCGCAGTGCGGGCACGGCACATACGGATGCTCCTGACTGCCGGCCTCGAAGCTCTTGGTGATACGGCAGCCCGGCATCACCAGCGGCGTCGAGATCTTCAGGATCTTGGCGAACTCGGCGGCGCGCGAGCGGCTGTCCGCCTGCATTTCCGGATCGCCGGCCGCATTCATCTCCCACTTCGAGAGATCGTCCTGCACCTGGCGCTGCATCGTCACCTGCGACAGCGACGACGGCGAATTCGCGCCGGAGATCAGGATCGCGCCGAGCCCGTCGACGTGCTCCTTCATCAGGATCGAGTTGGCGCCGTCACGCGAGCCCGCCGGGAAGATCCGGTTGAGCACCGACGTGCCGCGCAGCATCGGCAGCAGCTTCAGCTTCGACCAGCGCGCGGCGTTCTGTTCGGTCGGATGCACGTAGAGGAAATCGCGCGGGTCCATATGCATGGAGCCGCCGACGAACACGTTGGCGACGACGGTCTTGCCGATCTGCGCCGAGCCGGCGACGGTGACGGTGCGGCACGGATCGTCCGGCGACAGCGCGCGCAGGATCTCGTCGAAGTACGGAAACAGCGTCCGGTTGTAGGGGCCGGGGAACTGGCTTTCGCGCTCGGTGAAGACGATGTTGTCCTCGGCCCAGCGCACGTAATCAACTTCCGCCGGCGGCTCCAGCGCGGTCGCCATCGCTTCCATCACCAGGCGTTCGGCATTGGCGATCGCGATGCCCATCAGGCGTCTTCCGTCTCGATCTCTGGTTCGGCGCTGAGGTCAACCTCGACCAGCGCCGGCATTTCCTCAGCGCGGGCGCGCGTCTCGCGCGTCGTCTCGGCGCGAAACTTGCGGAACTCGCGGCGCATCAGGTGCAGCACGTCGCGCTGCGGCAGCTTGAACTCGGCGCTGATCGCGGTCGCGAAGTTGGACAGCGAGCCCTCGAACAGGTTGACCAGACGCGAGGCCTCGCGGCCAGCGATCTGCTTCGCCTGCGCCGCATCGGTGAGCCGGCCGGCGGCGACAGCTTCCTGACGCTGGCCTTCGCGATTCTGCCGCGCGATCTGCTCAAGCCGCGCGGCCTTGATCTGGGCTTCGACGCTGTCGTCCGGCACCGGTGCGCTGGGCGCGGCCGGCGGCGCCGTGAACGGCAGCACGTCGGCGATCGGCAGCGGACTTGCCGGCGCGGATGACGTCGGCGGCGACAGGTTCGTCGTCAGGCCGTTGGCCGTCATCTGCATCGGGTCGAGCTTCTGGCGGAGCTGCGCCACCGCGACGCTCTCGCGGATCTGCGCCGCGCGGCCTTCACCGACCAGCGCCGCTCCGAAAACCTTCCGCTCGCTGATCCACTGACTGACACGACCGGGCGACACGCCGCGGCGCTTGGCGAATTCACCCTTGCTGATGACGTCCGGGTCTGCAGCGGCAGCAGGCGAATTCACCGTGGCACCTCAGTTGAGCAGTTTAGGCCACCTCTTTAGGCTGGCTGTTTAGGGTGTTTAGGCTCTCAAAACCGGCCCGCACTGGACAAACCTCGGGATCGATATCACC